ACGTTCCCGACCTCCAGAATCCGCGTTCCTGACTTCTGCTGCAGAAACCACCGGGCGATGGGGATCTCCACCCGTCGCATATTCAGCGCCGTGTGGTTGTAGCGATGATCGAAATATTCCAGCGCCTGACCGTTCCAGAAGAAGGTCATCTCTTCTTTTTTCCTTGCTCGAACTGACGCACCATCGCCCATGCCTCTGAGCTGTCGATCCGCCCCGGAATCATCCCCTTCCACCGCCGCGCATCCCCTGGATAGTGCATCAGCCCCGCCGTCTCCAGACCTTTGCAGTACTTGGGGAATGTGTTCCACTCGTTGCCCAACCACAGAATTTTCAACGGATCCGCGTACAGCGCCCGCAAGAGCGCTCCCTGGTCGCGCTGCGCGTACTCCTCCCATTGCTGCTGCCAGCGCCGGAAAAAGGCTGCCACCCGCTCGTTGCGGTGGTTGAACGCCCACACGCCTCCGTTGATTTGGAGGGCGTGCAGCGTCCTGATCTCCTCCTTGATCTGCGCCAGTTCCCGCCGGTTGTTCCGCCTCTCGAATGAGTGCATCGTATCCATTAAATGTGGATCTTTGCATATTACAAACTCCCATCCCGCCTCGATCCACTGGAAATACTGGTAGATCGGGGCGACGACCTCCGTGTCCGCATCCAGGTACAGCACCGCCTTCCATTCCGCCGGCGATAGCTCGTATGCCTTGAGTTTCGCCCGCCGCCCGCCCACGTCGCTGTCCGGCTGCCGCACAAACACGTCTTCGCCCCCCATCTTCGTGGCCCCGCACACACACACCGGAATGTCCGGCATGTACTTCCTGATGCTGGCCAGGAGCCGCTTGCCGCTCTTGCGCGACGGCCCGCCGAACGCCACCATGTAGATGCCGCGTTTGCTGCCCGTGCCCCGCTTGCGTGGCTTCACTGCCTTGATGACCGCCGTCTTCCGCTGGCGCATAGCCTTTTTCTCCTCCGTGATCCCGGCATCCACCTGCGCTCGACCCAACAAGGCCGGCAATGCCTCAGCGTGCGTCTTGCACCACGCCGCCACCGTGTACGGCTTAGTGACCGCCCTCAGCGCCTTCCGATCGAACGGCTGCGAGAGCGCCGCCTCGAGCGCGGCGATCAGGCCCTTGGCATCCCCACGCTCGTAGCGGTGGAGCCCGGGCGCATCCCGCAGTTCGTCCAGAATACCCACGTGCCTGGGGATGACCACCCGCACCCCGCACGCCAGCGCCTCCAGCACCGGCATCGGCCCGCCCTCCACGCGCGAGGGGCACACGAACACGTCCAACCCCTGGAAGAACGCCGGCATTTCCGCCCAGGCATACCGCTTCATCGGCACCGGCCAGCCCCGCCCGCTCGCGCGCCACTCGACCTTTTGCCCGATCTTACTGGCCACCACCGTCTTGACCAGGTCCTCGCCTTTGCGGTGGTTCCGATACGTGTAGCCACTGAATCCCACCACCGCCCGCCTATGTTTCGGCCCGCTTACAATCACGAAACGGTCCCGCTCGAGCGGGAGGGGCGGCTGGATCGTCAGGCCAAACTTGCTCAGCGGCTTCGCGTACAGCCGGCACATCGCCACCCGCAACTGGACCCGCTTGGCGGTAGAGTCGAACAGTTTCGCCTTCGCATTGCCCGGCGGCGTTTCCTCCCGGTGCGTGAACATCGCCGCGACCGGCACGCTCGGCCACGGCTTGCACAGTTGTGCTTCAAAGTACCCGGACAGATAGATAATGTCCGCGTGCGGGTCGGGCGCTGCGGTCAACGTCCAGCCCAGTGCGTCGCGCAGATACCGTGCAAAGCGCGGGATCACGCGATCGTCTTTGAGATTCCGGCATACGATGTTGACTCGCAGCGCCACGGTTCTACTCGCTCCTAGTCCGCCAGCTCGACGTTGACGAACGCACTGGGCCGGATCAGCCCGAAGGCCGCCCGCATCTCCGCCAGGATCGCCACCATGTTGCGGATGAACCAGTCGTCGTGGCTGTCCGTCGCTGTGATCGTCGCCTGCTGCCTATCCCACAGCACGGCCTTGCGCCAGTTCGCCAGCCAGGCCGAGCCCGCCGTCTGGTGGAACGACTGCACCACCGGCACGCCCCATAGCCGGGGAGTGCCCTGCGATAGCGGCCCGCCCCAGTAGTAGCGCCCGGTCGTATCCTGCAGCAGCTCCACCGTCTCCCAGTCGGTTGGACTGAGCGCCCAGGCGGTCGGCACCTGCCGGCCCGTGACCAGGATCGTCGTCAGCGCCTGGCGGGTCGTGGTCAGGATGTCGGTGTCGAACGCCTGCGTCAGCGTCCCCACCTGGTTCGCCAGCCCCAGGAAATTCTCGCCGATCCCATCCCCGTTGAACAGTTGATCCTCCAGGCAGTCCACGAGGTCCTCGCGCAACTCCTGGTCGATCAACCCCCGGATCTGCGCGGCGTCGGCGAGGGCTCTTTTGGTCGCCCCTACGTACACGGCGATGGTCTTGACGATCTCCGCCACGCGCTCGAACGTCATCTCACCCTGGGGCTTTTCGCCGCTGATTTCGCCGGTGGCGCCGGTGACATATTTCACGTTCGCCTCAGCGGTCGGCGCGGCCTGCGTCACTTGCGCCGTCTGCCGCACGAACTCCACCGTGTCGCTGGTCGTCTGCCGGATGCTGATCAGGTCGCGCAGCACGGTCGGATACCGCCCAAGCGGCTCGTAGATCCCCGTGTCCTCGGCGACGATGAACGCACCCGCGCTCGTATCGTCCAGCCCCGTGACCAATTCCTTCCGGCCCCACAGCCCGAACGACTTGACCAGCACCGCCGGCGACATCCCCAGCCGACCGGTGCTGAACTGTCCCGTGGGCGCAACGCTCTTGTACCACGCCTGCCAGACCGCATCCGCCAGGAACCGCTGCCCCAGCGTCCCCTTGACCGGCTGTAGCTGCGGTTGAGGCTCGCCCCGCTGCATATCGCCCAGCAACTGGGCCAGGGCGGCTTTCAGCTCAGTATCCCGCTGATCCGTCTTCAGCTCGTCCCGCACCTGCATCGCATCCGCGACCAACTTGGTCGCCTGGGCGTGCTCTTCGTCCGTCAGGTTGCGGTCCTTCGCTCCATCTACGACAGCCTGGGCCTGCTCCAACAGGCTGAGCATTTGCTCCTGTTTACTCACTTCGCACCTCCTGCGAAAGTTCTACCTTCAATATGTCGATCTGAACCTGCACATCGCGCGGCGATACACCGCTCGGCTTACCGTCCCCGGCCTCGCCTTCGCCGTCCCCCGCGCCATCAGAAACAGTCTTTTCGCTGGCTGCCTCAAACGTACCATCGTGATCATCGCAATGCTCTTTCGCCACATCCGCCGTCCAGATGTCTTTCGGATACCTATATGCCTGCTCGATCAGCGTATCCTCATCTTTCAGCCGTCCCATGATGACGGAATACTTTTTGCCATCGTGCTCGCGGCTGGTGCGTCGAAAGCTATCGTCCTGAAAATCATCTGGATTACGCAATCGGCATGCATGCTCATTTGGATAGGGTTTTAGGCCCGCCTCTTTGATATTTTCCGTGTGCGTCCCCACGCCCGCCCCCAGCATCACCGGACTGACCTCGTGTACCGTCATCCGGTCCAGGAATCGCACGTCTTGCCCATCGAACTGGCCCAGATGCTCCTCGTCAATGTCAAACCCGTAGCTCCACTCTTGCAACTCGCCCAGGTTCTTGACCGTCAGATAGGTCTCCCGCCCCGCCTCCGTATCCACGAAGAAGCGGCCATCTACCCACGCCCGTTCCTCATCGGAGTGTATCACCCCGCGCCCCACCGGCAGATCTTGCCACCGGTGGCCCCAGTAGGCGATCCGCACCTTTTGCCCGTCCTTGAATGCCCCCGGTGGCGTGACGTCCCTGTCCGCATCCACCACGTTGAGCGTGCTGAACACCGCCCGGAATTCCCCCGCCTCCCCGTCCTCTTTGATCTCGATCGCACCCCGGTACGTCTTTTTCTCCATCGCTACCTCCCGAACTCTACCGAACACTGGCAGTTGGCGTTGTTCTCCGCCCCGCCAGCCGGATCGCCCGGCCACCGCATCCCGTTGCTGAATCGCTCGCGCATCCCCACCGTCTCCCCGTGCATTGCCAGGTGCTCATCGCGCGGATGGCTGCTGTTCACCCGCCACGTCTTCATTCGCAGCCCCCCGGCCTGTGCTGCCTCGTGCGCCCCAAAGCTGGAGGCCGCCGTGATGCCCGAAACGGCCTGACGGCGCGTCCAAACGCTGATCGCCGTCAGGAAAAGGTCTTTCACCACCTGGCGCGGCTCCGGGGCCCGTAGCGCCTCCGTCAGTTGGTCCCGCGTCTGGCCGTTGATGTAAGTCGCCTCGACCCGGCTGTGCTCCTGGAGCCAGGGCAGCATTCGCTCCTCTGAAACCTCGATCTCCAACCTGGTGGCGAACTCGCTGGCCCAGGCCCCCGCCGTCAGCACGTTCAGCCGCAACAGGTCCTCGTACAGCTCCCGGTCCCACCGCTCCTCGTCCCACCACACACCGCCGATGTCAGATTTACCCGGTTCCTCCGGGATCCGGCTCATGATCGCCGCTTCCTGCCGGCGATAATGCCGCGTCAGCACCTCGATCCACTTCCGTTCGTGCTGCGCTCGCAACTCCGACTGGTGCGTGTCCAGCCCACGGGCTTTCGTGGTGACACCGCTGTCCGGAGGCGAGCTCCTATCTGTCACCAGCGCCTTCGGTGGTGCGCTGTCCTGCGGGCTCGCCTGGCCTCCGACCAGCACATTGAGCGGCGTCACCAGCCGCTCCGCATCCCCGCCCATCGCTGGTAAATTCAGCCGCGCCCGTGCCTCATCCGCCGTCATCCACGGCCTGCCCACCGCCGCCTGGAGCGCCGTCACCTGGTCCTCGAACGCCCCCGCCAGTTTCTCGGCGATGTTGAACTCGCAGTACACGCCCTCCGTGTCCCCCAGCTCCGGCAACAATTGCAGTTCGATGTCCTGCTCGATCATGGCCAGCCAGGGACCCAGACTGTCCTGGTACAGGTTCTTGTGCTGCTCCTTGATGTTGCTAAACGTCGCGTGGTCGAGGATACCGACCATCGGGAGGGGAATATGATACGCTCGCGCACACTCCTCGCGCGTCAGTTTGCGCCCGGCCAGGTATTCACTCTCCTGCGGATTGAACGATCCCGCCCGCCACGTCATCCCCTCCTCCAGGATTGCCGTCTTCCCGGAATTATCCCCGCCGGCGTACAGCGCCTCGAACTCTGACTTAAATCGCGCCCTGGCCACGTCACTCCATTCCGGCGCTGCCGCCGGTCGCTCGATGACTCCCCCCATTCGCGCGGCGTTCTCCCAGAAGTGCTCGCGGTAGTCCCCCGCCGCGTGCTCCTCCGCCAGCACCCGCCGCAGCGTCTCGAGCGGCGACAATCCCGTGATCGGATTTTCCGGGTTGTAGCCCCGGAAGTGGACGATGCCGTCCAGCGGTATCGGAATCAGCCGTCCCCCAACAGTCACTTCGTATCTCGCGGGGACGAGGCCACCGTAGATGGTCACATACGGAGGAGGGATTCGCAGCAGCCCCAGCGCGGTCCCGTCACCACCCCGAATCTTGAGCCAGTAAGCGTTGAAATACACGCCCAGATCACCGACCAGCGCCTCGATGAGGCGATAGCGCGTCACCTTGTACTCTGCCGGCAACGGCTTGCCTAATACCGTAGCCAGCGGATGATCCGTCAGCCGCACCCGGTCCGTGTCCGACACGCGCCGGAACACGTGCAGCCCCAACTGCGCGATGTTCCGCGCCAGGAAATCGACGCACGTCCTGACGTTCGGCTGCGTGCGGTAGATCGTGGCATAATCGTAGTTGTACTGGTCGTACATCAGCAACGAGCCGTAGCTCGTCAGCGGCCACCACCCCGACGGCATATCTACCAGCGACGTGACACTTTGCACGACCGGCATCAGCCCACCACCTGGATAAAGTTCACGTTATCTGCCGGAATCACCAATTCCCCGATCATCGGCACAACCTCGCCCTTCCCTCGCAGCATCTCAGCGGACCGGAGCACCAGGTATCCGCGCCGCTTCCGCCACAACACGCCGCGAAACGACTCATCCCGCGCTCGCGTGTTCACGATGATCTGCTGCAGAACCGGATAGCGGTTGAACAGTCTCACGCCGCCTCCGGAGGATGTTTGACTGCCGCGTCCCAATACCATCGGACCGTCTTACCGGTATCTGTGACACGCACCAGGACCTGCCCGAACAGACACCCACACACCGTGTTGAAAATCCCCAGCAGTGTAAGACCGCGCAAGTAGCA